AACGATCGTGTTAGCGTCAATATGCCAACGCTTCTTCCAGATCCAGTCCTTCGGGGCTTCTATAATATCTCGATACTCACGAAGGCAGACGCTTGGGATCTCGCTGTCTATCGCTTTCCTAATAACACTATTCCCGTGATTCGACGTGCAGAGCTTCGCTATTGGAAACACATCGTACCATTCCTTCAACCGCTCCCTAGCTTCCATGATCTCCGTCGCGGGGCTAAACCTATTATTCGGGTTCTTCTTATAAGAGCTTAGACCTTGCAGGTCTAGTTCATCACCTACAAAATAAACATCCTCGTCCTTAATCTTGTATTCCTTCTTTAGTCCCTTGCAGAAAGAAAGTGCGTTCTTATTCTCAAATGGGATCTGTAAATCCGGCACGATTAAGCATCTCATTGACTACAAGTATGACTTACTTCTAAAATTGGTCAATATGGCGAAGCGATCCAAGGGATACGACATCCAAGAACTCATCGACATCTGCCGAAAAAACAAAATCCTTGAACTCCAATTCGGAGAGGTTAGACTCTTCTTCGATGAACCACGGAAAGAAATTCAAGCCATCTCCCAGGGAGTCGAAGTCCAAGAAGACTACGATGACGAAGACGATCTGCAAGAAGATCGCGCCAAACCTAAGCCTCTGCGGCCTCGTAAGCGAGTTCGTCGTCACTGACTGGAATCCAGTTACTTGCCCTAAATGCCTTTCGCTGAGACACTGATCTCGGTCAGCTCTCTCTTCACAACACCCAAGGGAGGAGCGCTCAAGGGACAGAGCCCTTCCCTTGGTCCTTAATCTGTTATAACGTTGTAATAGTCTACTGTGTAGACACTTGCTTTCTCCAGGGGGGAATACATGAGTAAAAGCGATGGAAAAGCGTATTATGCCTAAGTCTGATACTTACTTCAAACTGGGGCAAAAGGGTGGGCCCGGTCGCCCTCGGATGACCAAAGCTCAGAAGCATCTTCGTAGATTAACACGCGAAAAGCTTACTGATCTCATCAATCTAGGCTTAACCGCTCAACGCGAAAACATTCAAGACGCATTCAAAGATAAAGAAGCAACCGCTCTTGAGCTGATTATCTCTAAGCAAATAGCGAAGGCCATCGCTGGAGACGCGAAGGCTATCGACTTCATCGTCAGTAGGTCCATCGGTAAAGTGATCGAGCAACACGAAGTCACTACGAAAGAACCGATTACTCTTGCCTACAAACCAGAAGTGGTTAAGCCTCCTGTAGATGGAGAATAGAGGCACACCTAGCATTACAGAGTTCTCTCCGCTTCATATCCCATTTCAAAAGAAGGTGATCGGGGATATCGACTTCAGCTACGACTACGCTCTAGGCACTCACGAGATCCTACTCTCAGGTAGTATTGGAAGCGCCAAGTCATTACTTGCGGCTCACTGTGTAGTGAAACACTGCCTACGTTACCCTCGCGCTCGGATCGCTATCTGTCGTCGAGCTCTACCCGATCTTAAGAAAACGCTGTTTCAGATGATCCTTGAACACTTAGAGTGTGAGCAGTTAGTCGAAGGGCGTGACTACTTCGTTCAGACCTCAACGGCGCAGATTCAGTTCTCTAATAAGTCAGAAATAGTCCCGCTCTACTGGGCAGATAAGAAGTTCATGCGCATCCGATCTCTTAACCTATCCGCTGCTGTTATCGAGGAGCTTACCGAGAACACAGGGGACGACTGGAAAGCGTTTATGGAAGTGAAGGGTCGTATCGGTCGCTTACCCATCCCCGAGAAGTGGCTCATGTGTTGTACGAACCCAGACGGACCCTCTCATCCCGCCTATAAGTATTTCATCGAAACAAGCGGCCACCAGACGCGACACGTCTACTACTCGAAGACCGAAGACAACCCATTCTTAGATAAGTCCTATATCCGACAACTGAAAGAAGACATGGACCCTAAGACTGCTAGAAGAATGCTCTATGGAGAGTGGATCGAAGTCGATCGAGAACGCGTATATCACGCCTATAAAGAGGGTAACCGCCTCGCTAAACGGTATACTATCGATCCGCGTTACCCCATTATTCTATCCTTCGACTTCAATATTGGTCAGGGAAAGCCTATGTCATCCTGCGCAGCGCAGTACGTTAACGATACCTTTCACATCTTCGACGAAGTAGTAGTAGAGGGTGCTCGTACCACGAACTCAATGGATGAGTGGTTCGAGAAGGGCTACTTCAACGGGAAGTATCAAATCATAATCCACGGTGACGCATCCGGTGACGCTCGCTCTACTAGGTCCGTCCTCTCTGACTACGGTATAATCGAGAAGTATTTAGCCGCTATCCCTAACCTTCGTTTCAAGATGGAAGTCCCACGCGCTAACCCTCCAGTACGTACTCGACACAACCGAGTCAACGCCTATTGTCTAAACGAGGCTGGACAGGTTAGACTCTTCATATATGATGGAGCGTCAACAGTAGATGTGGCTCTGCGCTTAACCTCGTTGCGAAAAGGTGGTAACTATGTGGAAGATGACTCCCAATCATATCAGCACGTCGGCACTGCGCTTGGTTACGCTGTCGTCTACGAGTCCAACAAGCCTAAAGGCGATTTCGAATATCAAACGAGGATACGTTAATGCTTAATTACTTAAACCCAATTCTACGTAAAAACATTATAGAAGAGATGAAGGCTCAAGAGAACATGAGACGCAAGTCTAACTCCTTGAAGCAGTTCGAGATCTTCAAAGACAGACTCTACGCTTACGTGAAGCAATACCTAGAAGGATTCTACTCAACCGCAACGATTAACAATATGCCTATCGTCGCTTCTATCAATTTAGCTAAGCGTATCGTTGACCAAGAAGCACGCATCTACTCTAACGAACCCGATAGAAGATTCATTAACGTAACCGAGGAGCAATCGAAAGCTCTAGAATGCCTATACGAATTCTTAGAAGTTAACACCTACATGAAGAGAGCCAACCAGTACTACAGGCTCCAAGACCAGACCGCGATACAAGTAAAGTTAGTTAACGGTAAGCTTAAGCTGATTAACCTCATGGGGCACACCTACGACGTAGTGCCTAACCCAGACGATATCGAATCTCCTGATTGCTATATCCTCACTGGCTTTGATAGACTGATGTGGGCTCCACGCCTCGATCAATTCTCCGACAGTCGCAACGAGACTATTGCAGACTCAGACGACTACAGGAGCGCACTAGAAGCTATCGCGTGGTGGAGTCCACAATTTAATTTCATCACAGACAAAGACGGAAACATCACGAGCGAGGAAACAGTTAACCCACTCGGAGATGTCATCCCATTCATTGATATCGCTGGCTGTAAAGACAACGAGTACTTCGTTAGATCTGGTAACTCGATCACTGACTTTACGATTCAATTCAATGGTACGATCACAGACGTTCAGAACGTGATCCGTATGCAAGGATTCGGGCAAGCTTGGTACAAGGGGGCTCAAGGTTCTATCCCTCAGAACATTCAGGTAGGCCCTAACTTCGTACTTAAGCTCCCAGTCGACCCGAATAACCCAGTAGATACGGCTTTCGGTTTCGCTAACTCCTCAGCGGATATAGGTGGCTCGATCACATTCCTAGAAATGTTACTTTCTACTTTCCTCACCTCTAGAGGTCTTGATCCTAAAGTGATCAGCGCTAAGGGGGAAGCTGCTAAGTTCACAAGCGGGTTCGATCGCTTACTCTACTTAATCGAAGCTTTCGAGCCATCTAAGGCTGATTTTAAAGTATTCAAGAACGTAGAGAAGAAGCTATTTAATATCCTAAAAACCTACATCAATACTTACTCTGGTACTGGTCTACTCATGCCTAAATGCGATATCGGTCCTATCCCTGAAGACGCTGATGTTGAGATTACTTTCTCTCCACCTGAAGCAGTCGTAAGTGAGACGGAGCGCTTAGATAACGTTCAGAAGAAGTTAGACCTAGGAGTTATCACTCAACTCGAAGCTATCGAAGAAGCTAGACAAGTAACAGAAGACGAAGCGAAAGAGATTCAAGACGAAATCAAAGCCGAGACCGCAGGACTCCCAGAGCCTGTAGAGAATCCTAAAGCTATGGAAGAGGGTAGCAATACCCCTATGATGAATGGGAAGGCCATGGATGGCAGCAATAAAGTCAACGACTAAGAAAGAAGAAGTATCTCAGACGATTGACCTAGAAGCGCTCACTGGGGTGGATCTCTCTATCGACTCATCTCTTGTTAAGGAGATAGGGCAAGCCATTATCGACTACATGAAAGAACGCGTTGACGGTGGGGAAGGCGTCGGAGGTGTGGAGCTTCACAAGCCCTACTCCGACGCTTACGCTAAGAGCTGGGCCTTCAAAGCTGCTGGTAAGTCTAAGAACGAAATCAATATGAACCTCTCTGGCGACATGCTGGGGTCTATCGATATCGTTAACGAAGACGGATCTGAAATAAAGATAGCAGTCTCTGAAGATCAAGCTCCCAAAGCATTCAACCACCAGACTGGCGATACAGTACCGAAGCGTAAATTCTTCGGTATCACCGTGGGAGAGTTTAAGGATAACATCCTTCCTCAATTCAAGGACGCTATCAAAGAAGTTAAGCCTACGGAATCCATCCTTCAACAGTTCGCGATTGATCAGATAATGGCTATGAACAACGACGTTCTTAAGACGGTTATCACTCCTATAAACGCATCGGATTTATTCGATGAGTGAGATAAACGTATCCACTAGAGGAATGCGTCTTAAGTTCGATGAGCTTCAGAAGCGTATCAAGGAAGTCCTCTCTGACGACAAAGTTATGAGTGAAGTCTCCTCTACTCTAGAGAAGGATATGAAGTTTCAAGCTCGTAAAGGGGTAGACCCAGAAGGTAGACCATATAAACCACTTTCTGATAGATGGGTTGAGAAACGAAAACAGATTAAAGACTCTAAGCACGGAGCGTACTCACCGGGTAGGTCTAACCTAACCATCACGGGTCAGTTAATAGACGCACTGCGTATTGCAGCGGAGTCCTCCTCCGTATCTAATACGCGTCGATTCCTCTACACCTTCCTAGGCGATCACACTGGCTACACATTTAAGAATGGAAAGACAACCAACTCGATTCCTAATGAAATCTTAGCAGAGTACGTGCAAGATCAAGGCAGACAAATAATTGGAGTCAGAGAGTCATTGATTCCAAGGATCAAGAGAATACTCGTTGCCGCTATTCGGCGTGCTCCTGAGGCATTCAAGTAATTTGACTCACTACAATTAGGAGTTGTATAATATGGCAGAAGATCAAAATGGCTCCAGTGGAGCGCCTACAGATGACAGTGTCGTCGACAAGGAGAACGCTAAAGGTAGCGTGGCTTACGATACTTATCGAAAAACTGTAGGGGAAGTAAAATCCCTCAAGCAGAAACTCGCTGAATATCAGGCTAAAGAGGAAGTACTAGAGCAATCGAAACTTACCGAACAGGGTAAGTACAAGGAGGCCCTAGATGCTGCACAGAAGAAAGCAAAAGAGCTTGAAGATAAACTCCAAACCTCTACGAAAGTGTTCACGAAGAACCTCTTCACCAAAGAAGCAAAAGCAATCGCTATGCAGATGGGTGCAGTGGATTCAGCTCTGGATGACATCGTTAAGGTTGGGGATTGGTCGTCTGTTGAGATTGATGAAAACATGAATATCAACACTGCGCAGCTTAAGGAAGCAATGTCTAAACTTGCAAAAGAGAAGTCATTCTTCTTTAAGAAGACTCCTACCTCACCGAAAGACGTTAACCCCAATGGCGGTGCCTCGGGGCTTAGCAAGAGCATGGACGAAATGTCCATCGAGGAACTCACTAAACTAATTAAATCCTAAAGGGGAATAACATGGCAGATGTCATTACTGGTAACACTCAACTAAGCGCAACTAAACAAGCGCTAATCGCGTCTTTGGTTCAGAAAGAATTGAAGTTCGCAGCTAAGCTCTCAACGACTGTGACCGATTACTCGGCTTTCGCAGTCAAGGGATCTAAGTCTCTCTCTGTTCCTAAGCTTACTAGCTTCACGGTTTCGAATCGTGCAAGCGGTGTGGCTGGAGCAGCCTCTGCGTTGACCAGTTCGGTAGACACGGTTAATCTAGATTTCAATGCTTACGTTGCTTGGATCATCGACAGTTTCGATGAAGCGCAGACGACTATCGACGCGCAGGTAGAGTTCGCAAAGCGTGCAGCCTCCGCGCAAGGTCGCTACATCGACGAGCAACTCCTGATTAAGATCAAAGCAGCAGCTGGTCTTAACGTAGGACCCGGACCTGTCACAGCAGCCAAGATCTTGAACGCTCGCGAAGAGTTGTTGAAGAACGACGCAAACATGGATGCAATCTCCATGGTCGTCGGTCCTGACTCTGAGAAGGTTATGCTCGGACTCAGTGAGTTCACCAATGTGTATAACTTTGGTCAACCCTTCGTGCAAACTGGCATGATCGGTAAAGTATACGGTATCCCGATCATCATTCATAACGGCGTAGCCTCTGGAGAAGCTTTTATGTATGACAAAGCTGGTATGGCTCTTGCCTTCCAGAAAGCTCCGTCGATGGGTGAGCAACCTGCTCTTGAGTTCGGTGTCGGCGCTAAACGCGTTGCCATTGACCAAGTGTTCGGTATTGGAGCACTCCAAACTGGTGAAAAGGGCAAGGGCGCTGGCCTCTCTCCTCTCATCGTTAGCATGACTGCTTAATTTAGCATCGAAAGAGGTTTAGGCAATGCAGATTGAGTTAATGCCTCATGCCATTCCTAACTTCTTAACGTCTCAGACTCCGCAAGGACTGAGGCGTGCAATGCTACGTAATAATGTAAGACTGGGCGGCTGGGTTCGTTACTATGACATGGGTCAGGTTATGATATCCGGTCGCCCTTCTTTTATTGCGTGGTTCTATGAACCAGTAGAGAATAACAAAGACCTAGAGGGGATGATGGGCAATGGTGGTGGCAAGTAACATTAGAGATAGAGAGTTCGAGAAGTTCTCTACGGATGGGAGCGTAAAAGTATCCCTATCTTCTTGTTTAGTGCCAGAACCATTTAACTCAATATCACTTACTCAAGATTCAACCCACGATGTCTGGACCTATAAGATGGGACTAATTACAGTTGCAGTTGTTACGATTACCTACACAGACACGACTAAAGAAACTATCTTTACTGTGGTGAGAAGCTAATGGCATTCAAATTCAACCCATTCACTGGAACTCTTGACTACTATGAGAAGTCGACACTCCCACCTTCTCAGGAGAGTCATTTTAATTTCTATCAAGTGGATGCGATCGATACAGTTACAGTTAAAGCTGGTCAGGAGAACGTAATCACATCTCCTCAGATCATAGATGGAATTCTAATCATTGACGGAAGGAATACGGTCATAGCATGAGCGAAATAAGAATTAAGAAGGGCACAGAACCTAGCACACCTCCCTCTGGTTATGAGTCATTCTACGTAGATCAAGCTGATAGCCTTCCTAAGATAAAAGACGATGCAGGAGTAGTCCATAACTGGCAAGGTCCTCAGGGTCCTCAGGGCGTAAAGGGTGACAAAGGAGACATGGGTAGCACTGGATCCGCTGGCTCTACGGGTGCGACTGGACCCACCGGACCCACAGGGGCTGATTCTACGGTTCCGGGGCCGACTGGCCCAACGGGTCCGAAAGGGGACAAAGGTGATACTGGTGCGACCGGAGCCGACTCTACCGTTCCCGGTCCTAAGGGCGACAAAGGTGATACCGGAGCCACGGGTCCTGCTGGAGCTGGATTTCCGGGCGGTGGAACGACTGGACAGGTACTCGCTAAGGCTTCAAACGCTGATGATGATACGCTTTGGAAAACACTTACCGCTTCTGACGTTGGAGCTGATCCAACTGGTACGGCCTCTGGGGTTTTAGCCGCGCACGAGACAGCGTACGATCATGCGTTCATTCAAGAATCAACCTACGCTGGATACTCAAACCGAACTGAAATCGTGGACAACGGTGATGGAACCATTACGGTAGCTCCGCATGACGTTTGGTTCTACGATGGCGGAGTTTTTGGACACAAGAGAATCAAGTACAGCATCGCTGGAGCGACGTTCTCGACCTCAACCACTCCTGCAGTAGTTGAAGATGCCGAGTGTGTTCTTGCCGCATATTACTCAGGTGGAACCCCGGCATGGGTGATCATCACTGATAAGACACTAATCGACAATCAGCTTTACTTCTCCCACACTGAAATATTTAAAAAAACCGGATCAAACGCGTACCACTTTGAGCCTGACTATATGCCAGCTACAGCTATCGCTGAACGGCTTGCAGATAGACTTTACAGGACCGATGAACACGCTCTTGAGTACGGACTTGATCTGTCCGCTGACCCTTCGAATCCGTCTCCTCCCAAGTTCCAGATCACTGAAGG